CCCGTACATACCGCGTGGGACTTAGGACAAGCTGATAGAATGGCTATCTGGTTCTTTCAAGTGAATCGATCCGACGACATCAACATCATTGACTTCTGGCAGAAGACTGATACACGATTGGACCAAATAGCTATTCTTCTGAAATCTAAAGGCTACAATTATGGAACTCACATCTGGCCTCACGACGCTGCTGCTCGCGATAGGTCTGGCGTTACTTTTGTCGATCAAGCGAGGTCGCTGAACCTAACCGGGATTGTCCTAGAACCTCATTCTTTCATCCAAGGTATAAGTCTCGTTAAAACGCTCTTCTCTAAATGCTGGTTCGATAAAACAAAATGTTTCGAAGGCCTCAAAATGCTTGAGAATTACAAGAAGCGCTGGTCTACTAGCTTCGGGGGGTGGACTTCTGAGGCTGTCCACGACGATTGCAGTCACGCGGCAGACAGTTTTAGATATCTTGCAGCTGGAGTTCAGAGATTGGTGGGCAGCGGAGGGAGTTTGGAGAAAGATTATTCGATTCTAAGGAAGTATTGGGGGGAAAGATGACTTCATTGAAAGAAATACGAGAGGAAATATCTAAGTATCAAGGAAGGAACTTAGATTGTGGTGAAGCCGTAGAATATCTAATGTTATCCATTCAAGATAGGGTAAATTTTAAAGATTTCTTTGAACTTTTAAACAAAGTAAGAGAACTCCAGAAAAAGTTGGATTCATTGAATATGTATGTGCAAGGTAAACTTTCTATAGAAGATTCGTTTCCTCAACTCACAAAAGATAAAGAAGGAAATGTTACGCAAATCATTACTCGACACGAAATAGATGGGAAGCCAATCGTCTTCAAGGACATGGGAGAACTATGAGATTTCACGAAGCAATGCAGTATCTAGAGGAGGGTCATAAAGTCCGAGCCATTAATTGGTATCCGCCTGAGGCATACATTTCCAGATCAACTATCACTTATTCCGCAGCTCATACAGCGCTGCTCCATTGGAATAGTGAATGGGAAGTAGTTCCTAACAATCTAAAAGAGCAGACGGAAGAAGATATTCTCATTCAGAGAATCAAAGAACTAGTAGAGCACTACGACGAACAAAGGCAATTCAATGGTCATAGAAAAGATTAAGAAATGGTGGGGAAGTTTAGCCACTGAACCACCTCAACAACAATCGACACCTAAAAAAGCACCAGAATACCCGTTACCTTACGAAGCAGTCCAAAAGCTAAAAGCACAAAAAGAAGTAAACCAGCAAGAAGCTTTCGACCTACTTTATTATGATAAGGTCTCGTGTGATGATTTCAACAAACTTATGGCTAGAGTTACTGAAGTGGAAGAGCAGGTCGAAGGAATCCAAACTTACATCAAGAGCCATCCTGCACCTTCTGAATGCGACTGCAAAAGAGGATTATGGTCGTCCACCCAGAGTAAAGAAGAGTTACGCGGTGCGGATTAGAATAGAATGGATTGCCTAATAAATTTCTCTTTACCAAGATAGGGTTAAAGCAAAGACTTGAGGGCTTTCATCCGTGCTTGGTGAGCTTCTTCCTCTGTATCAAACTCCTCTCCCCATACTGTGGAGTAATCCCGCATGATGCGAGCTCGCCATGGCTTCGACTTTTTTTCTTTGCGAAAGCTCACACCGGGATATTTGGAAATTGAATCTCGATGTTTTGATCTTAATCGGATTAGTCGTCCTTTAACGATCATATCGTGGGTATTATCTTTTGGATCTCCTAACCACAAGTGGTCTGGATTTACGCAACGAGGGTTGTCACACGTATGACAAACAAATTTTCCTTTTGGTATATCTCCTTTAGACAAAAAGTAAGCAACTATATGTGTTCTATAAGTTTTTGGGTGAAAAGTAACTCTTCCATATCCTCTATCGCTGACAGACAATTGCCATTCCCAACATCCAGATTCAACCTTTTTGACATGACTCCAGAATTTTTCTATTTGCTTAGCTCTAATTTTCATCATAAATTCGAGTATAGATGGCCAGAAACTTTATATCAAGAGGTGATTTATCCGTAATAACTCGCCCGTCTTCTGGCCGGATGCTTCAATCGATCTTTCCATTCGGCAACAGATGCAAAAGAACTACACAGATTGCATCAACATTCTACAGACGCAATGGTATCAGGCAGATCTCGATGACCGTTTCTGTATGGGGGATCAAGACTTATGGGGGCTTATCTTTCCAGGAGTCGCCACTTACCGAAGAAAACTGTTTAACTTTAACATCATTCAGTCCGCGCGTTCTACCATCTCTGGCAATCAGCGTAGAAATCGCAAGACTACAATCTGCGTTCCAATCCTATCCCCAGCACAAAAGACAGCAGACCAACTCACCAAAGGCCTATTCCACGTAATCAATAAAGCAGGCGTGTACCAAACTTACTCCGACTGCTTTGAGAAAGGCGCTCTCAATACTGGTCTAGGCTTTTGCTATACCTATCTTGACAAGACAGAAGACGTAGTCTCTGGGGACATTAAGAAAAGATATATCGATATGAGATCGTGCCTCTTTGATCCATATTTCCGTAAGCATGACATGTCTGACTGTCGGTTCTGGTGGACTCGTACATTTTTTGACCGTTATGAAGCAGCTACACTTTATAAGGAGCTTGCAGATGACATACTGGCACTTCCCAAAGGTTCTTACCGAGACGACAAATTCTATTACATGCCCGAAGTCTATCAGATTCAATTCCCCAACCTTATTGCATTCGATGAATACTACTACCTCTCTTCCAGAGAAGCCACATACATCATCGATAGAGAGTCCGAAGAATGTCAAGAATGGCAAGGAGACGAAGAACAGCTCCGAGATGCCATGCGCAGAAAATATCGACAAGAGGACGGAAGAGAAATAGAAGGGAAAAAACTCTTTGCAGTGCAAAAAGCTCAAAAGCCAACCGTTCGCCGATCTATCATTGTCAACGATAGACTGCTAATTGACGAACCAAATCCCATAGGAATTGATCGGTATCCAGTTACTGCCTGCCTCGGATATTTTAACCCAGATTCTCCGTATTACGCCTACAAATTTCGTGGAATAGTCCGCGATATGAGAGATAGCCAGTATTTAATGAATAGGCTCGCTGTTAATTGTAATGACCAGGTCGAGGCTCAGCAGCACGGAATTCAGATGGAGAAAGGAGCTTTAATCACTCCAGACGACGCTCTAAATCAAGGCAATGGGAGAGTCCTTACTACCGCTCCGGGCATGTTCGATAAGGTTAAAAAGCTCCATATCGATCCTCCTTCTCCAGTCCTCCTTCAAATGGTTCAGGAATATAAGCAATTTGCTGAATATATTTCAGGCGTTACCCCTGAGATGATGGGACAAGAGATCGATGACAAGGCTGGTATCATAACGATGATCCGCCAATCAGCAGCACAGACGCGCATTCAGCCTCTTCTAGATCAGTTTGACGAGTTTCAGCGACTTGACGGAGATATGACCGTCGAGGTGATGATGAAAAACTTCACCTTTGGAAAATGGAGACAAATCCTTGGCGAAGAGCCTACTCCTGAATTCGACAATAAGCTCTTCTATAAGTACGGCTGTAAGGTAGTCCAAGGAGTTCTCACAGAGACCCAGCAACAACTCGAAGCGCAGCAGCTCATCTACGCTAGAGAGATCCTACAGATGCCCATCCCATCAAAGAGAATCCTAAATGCAATGCTGATCCAAGACAAAGACGAGCTCATTAAAGAAATCGAAGCAGCCGAACAGCAACAGCAACAAATGGTTCAGCAGAAAGCCCAACTTGAAATGCAGCAGATGCAGGTAGACAACCAAACGAAGCTTTCTTACGCCAAGTCTCAAGAAGGCTTAGCAGCCGAAAGAGTAGCGAAAATCCAGACAGACAAAGCTGTTGGGGAAGAGAAAATTGCCCAATCCAAGGAAGAGCGCACACATTCTCTCTTGAATGTAATTAAGGCAATCAAGGAAATTCAATCTATAGATCTTGACCATATACAGACGGCTTTTGGTATACTCCAAAGCCTAAGTCAACCACAAGAACCCCAAGAGCCAAGGGCTCAGGAGAAAGTATCATGAAAGAATCAATGATGGGCAAAGGCGTCAAACAAGGCGACATGGCTCCTAAAGTAGAAAATTATCAAGCGCCAGAAGGATGCTTCCCAGAACGCGGATTCAGCAAGACCCTCGAATATGTCGAACGACAAGACAAATTCCGTGGTAAAGAAGCTAAAAAAGTAGAGAAACAAGCTTATCAAGGCAGATACTCCTAATGGCTAAGAAAGACAAAGTGGAAGTCCAGAAGGGCGAGCAGATGGGTCCCGGCTACAATGAAATGGGCGTAAATAACATGCGCTATACTGCTCAGATAATGGAAGACATTAAGCACCATGAGATGCGCAGGTCTTACCAATATCCTGAGGGGTTTCAGGTGCCGAAGAAATAGATGGATACTCGCTGGCCTCAGAAGCTAAAAACTAAGCAAGCGAAGAAAAAGCCACCTAATCATAAAAACAAGAAGATGGATGCACCCTCGCGATACGGCAAAGACAAGAAAGGCATTCGACAAGAATTTGTCGATCTACGATCCAACCCGTGAAAACATAGGGAAGATTTATCGCGATCTTCAGATAAAAGGGGCAGAATCTCCCGAATACATCGAGATCGGAGATATGTCTCGTGAACTCACCACGTCTCTTATCGAAGATATAAACGATGCCATTAAAAACTTCGATAAGAAAGAAAAGCCATATTACTTGATGGTCGAAGAGAAGCGCGATCTTCAGATGAAGAACGCCATCGCTCGCCGCATCCACTATTTTGGCTATCGTCCATATCCTGAAGACAACACAACCGTCTTCTGGAAAGACCCCAAGCTACAAGAGCTGCGCTTCTGCTGGTGTCTTCCTCATTGGGCAGAGATGGATAACACACTCCTCCACGAAGCAGAATTCGAACCCGACTATATCCACCGCATCAAAGCATGGAAGCAAGTGGATCTCACGCCATTTGGCTTTTACTACGACCAAGAGCTACAATGGGTTCCTAATCCTAATCACAAAGACAAAGTCATCAAGCAATCGGCATAAAAATGCACAGATATAATGTAGTCACGTTAGAGGTGACTATTTGCTCTTGTGAAGAATGCAAGAAAAATTACCCATGGATATTTAAGCCTTTGCCAGATAGTAAAGAGAAAGTCAGAGAAAAACTGACACAAGAATCTCAAGAAATGGGACTATACGAAGAAATTACGCCTTTGCCACGTGATTCGTCCAATAACTCTTCTTCTGCTGCATCTCAGCCTTCTGCTGGCACTCTTTTGAACAATATATCCAACGACTAGACTTTAAAAATCTGTGACCACAAGTTCCGCAACATCTAATTTCTTGAGGTTTTAGTGCGTCTAATTTTTTCTTATATTGGCACTTGTAACAGCTATCTCTTCGAAGAAAATCATCTCGAGGTCTATCAACTAGGCAGTCTGGACAAATCATAATTTCCTTTGATTATAAATTTCTCTTCAATAACTTCAACAACAAGGTACCGTGTGCCCTTAAAACACGTGGTTGTAGGTCGTAACCTATTCATAGAAAGGAAATAAATGGAAGAAGCCACAAACACAGAAGTAGCTCCGCAAGAGCAGGTGTCTGCTGCACCAGTGTCGGAAGCCGTTCAGGAAGTCCAAGCAGAGGCTAAACAATCAGAAGAGTCGAAAGACCCTCATTGGTTGAAGAACCTTCGCAAGGAAAGACAAGAATTAGCTCGAAAGAATCGGATGTTAGAAGATCTTTTAGCTCAGCAAATGCAGCAAAAATCAGTCCAGCAACCTGCACAGCAGGAAGATGATCTTATCGAACAGATTCAAAAGGAAGAGTACGTTCCTGGAGAGAAGGTCGCTAAAGGTTTTAAGCACTTGGAACAAAAGTTTGCTAAACAGTTGCAAGAGGTCGAGAATAAGTACAAGGCAAGCCAGTACCAATCTCAACTCAACGATCTAAAACGAGAATTCTCCGATCTAGAGGACATTGTCAATCCTGAAACTTTACAAATCGTTAAGGAAAAGAATCCCCGTCTTGCTCAAACATGGGCAGGTCTGGACGATTACACTTTGTATGTTCAGGCTTATCCCTACATCAAGAATAGCGGTATCTTGGAAGATGTTCCTGGATTCAAGCGTGCCAAGGAAGTCGATAAGAGGCTGGAGCAGAATAAAAAAACTATCCAATCCCCTATGGCTAGCGACAAAAGGCCAATGGCGCAAGCTTTTGACATGAATCGTCTCTCTGACGCGCAGAGAAAGGAACTTAATAAAGAGATGCACCACTATGCTAGTTTGAGCGGCGGGGCTTACTAATAGGTAAGCTAAATGACCGTAGGTATTAATACTCTGCCACCACAAATTCAGCAGAGGTATAACGCGAAGCTTCTCAGCACGCCAGAGCACAATCTTATTCACATGCTCTTTGCTACTCCTGTAGAACTTCCCGACAACCAGGGCTTTATAGATCGCCAATCTAGATATGATCGATTGAATCTATTCCCTGTGCCATTAGACGACTCGCAGATCAATCCACCTGCTCAACAGCTTAATCGCGTTGATGTGGATAGAATCGGCAGTCCACATATTTGTGATGAACTTTTACAAGGTGCCGCGTAAGAGTCTATGCCACCTATATCGTATTAACGAGACAGGTGACCATCACAAACGAGGATTAAGAATTGAGTCCTCGATAAATCTACTCTGATTGACTTGGAACCCCTAACGAGAAAGACGAGGGCGACAAGGCGGAAGGATTTATAATTTTATGAGTATTTATAGAACGTAGTTCTTTATGAAACTGATGACGAAGATCATAAATTTCTTGAGTGGGCTTGCTACAAATAACGCCTTTATCGGCTTTGCTGTATGTTTCTCTCATCTTCATCATGATTTCGCAATGTCTCTTTTTGATTCTCAGATATGGAAAGATTTTTGGAAGAAGTTTATCAAGACCGTCTCCGGTCATGTTAGCTTCATAGACCATTCTGCGGTTAAGGTACTGTCTTTTTTTAGAAACCACCTTTTCCCAGAAATGGATTCCAAGAAATTCGTGCAACCATTCCATGATAGAAATATCAACGGAAGAAAATTTGAGAATGGTCCTGTAATGAAGGCGTTCAATGCCTTTTTTTGCCTTAACGGTATCGATGTAAAAGCATCCATCCCCGTCAATGTAACCAGCCAAGTAAGCGAAATTAAGTTCATCAATCATGTTAACTCCTTTTCTGTAGTATACGATAGAATAAAATATAAATCTACCGTGAACGACTTAGCGAGTAGAATCCGAAAGGATATGCGAAAGTCTGATCTGAATGGAGACATTCAGAGGGAAGATGAAGAGCTTCCCCGCCTAGCATGCTAGGTCATAAAAGTAACAGGTTGCCAGTTCTTAATAGCGCAGCAGCTCGTCTTGGACAAGCTTTGCGAGAAACGCAAGATGCTCTAGTACGGGACCAACTTGAATCAAGCGCAAGCGTGATTAACTGCGTAAACGGACAGAACGGAGACCTTCCGACGGAAATGGCCATCCAAGACGTCGATGATGTCGTCACTGTGTTGCAAAACAACAGCGGTGAATACATCACTTCGATCGTTGAGGCTGACCTCAAATTCGGTACGGCTCCAATCGGCGATTCTTATGGTTGCATGTTGACGACCAGGATGATTCCTGTTCTCAATAACATCCAAGGGTTTACCCGTAAATACCAATATCCAAACATTAGCGAAACTCTCGCTACTGAATGGGGTGGTGTTGATAACGTCCGATTCTTCATCTCTGAGCAAGGTTCCGTAACACCTGGGGCTTCTCTTCTCGGCAACGACATCGCTAACTGCTTTGTCTCCGCTAAGGAAGCTTACAAAGTGGTTAAAGCGTCAGACCACTCTAAATTTTCTCTGATTGACTTGGAAACCTGTGAATTAGCGGCATAATTTATGGTGACAAGGCGGAAGATGTTTGATAAAATAGTATGGCAAAAACGTAAAGGATTGCCATGCGAACTTGTAGAAAATGTAAAGTAGAAAAAGATGACAACCAATTTGGAAAACTTAGATGCAGTAAAGATGGGATCAATCCAAGATGCCGTCAATGCTGCTGTGAAAGCGTCAAGAGATCTAATAAATCTCCCGAAGCAATCGCTAAGCATGCCAAATATGCGGCTGAATGGCAGAAACAGAATCGTGAAAAGAGACTTCAGCAATCTAGAAATTGGTATGAGAGGAACTTGGAACAAGCAAGACAAATGTCTCTTGATTCTACCAAGAAATATCTGTCTACCGATCATGGGAAAAAGAAGGCTAGAGATCGATCTGCTAAATGGGACAAAGAACATCCTGGAAAACGACGAGTGCATGACCGAACCATGTACGCAGTCAAAACAGGAAAAATCATGCGCCCTAAGAGTTGTTCATCTTGCAGTAAAGAATGCATTCCACATGCACATCACGAGGACTACTCAAAATCTTATGAAGTCATTTGGTTGTGTTCTTACTGCCATTTCAAACTACATCATCAACACAAACATCACCGTGAGAGAGCAAGCGAGAAAACTGTGCAAACAGATGCGGTGCTCCGAACTACTGACGAAAGCAGTAGAGATACGCAGAAATGACGTGTCACCCAGAAATGGGGTTAACAGAAAGTGGCAAGCTGGAGGTAAATCAAGATTTATTTACCTTCCTCCTGGATTCGTTTGTGTCCAGGCTAAATCTTCCCTGATAGTCTTGAATAGCCTAACAAGTAATGTTGAGGCCAACAAGGTGCAAGCAGCCGAAAGGTGGGCAGCATGAACGCAGTAAGTGGGAAGACCTCTATGAGGATGCGGTACTCTGAACTTTACAGTAATGTAAAGAGGCTAGCTGAGAAGATTAGCCCGCTTACGTTTTTACGTAAGTCACTAAGTAACAGATATTTGACAACAACGACCCATGCATGCTCCGGCACACAGCAGGTTGCTCCTTCTATCAAGGTCAATGCATCACTAACGATCTCTGGTTGCAAAACCTCAGATCTAGTGGTATTTAAGGAGGTGTAACATGTTACCATATTCTTTTATCGGTGCAGGTACTTACTCTAACGGTGCCAGCCTTGTCGCGGTTAACGTGGCTTTGTCAGATCAACCAGATTGGTTCTTTGTCAAAGACCTCACTAACTGGGGAGCGCAATCTACAGCTGCTAACCCAGTCTATGCAGAATGGTATAGCAATATGGCCGCAGGGTCATATCTTGCAATGGGCCAACCAAGTTCTACCACAAGTGGCGTAACTCTTTATGCTTCTCAAGGTACTTCTGGGGGCTTTACCTTCGTAGATTCATCTAATCCACCAACCTATGCAGCTCTTGCCTCTACAACCATCAATAAAACCACTTGGGTTATATCGATGGCAAATACGGGTAGTATTGCGGTAGGCGACTGGGTAAGGGTTCTTAACCCTGTAGGCATGCTAGAAGCCAACGGAATTGTCGGTCAAGTAACTGCTGTCTCTTCTAACTCAAGCATTACGCTTGGTTATGTTGCATCAGCTGTTTCTGCTGGTCTTTCTTTTGCTTCCAACGCATCTGCTTCGAGTATTTTGAAAATTTGGCCAGGTGCATTCTATCCAAAAGCTCAACAAGTTTTGTATGTAACGCAAGCTGCTCAAGCTGTCGTTTACTTTGCAAAACCCAATGACTTTACTCCTGGGCAATTAGTCGACTTCTCGATCCCAAGCGCTTATGGAATGGTCCAACTCAGCTATCTGACTGGTCTTCCAGGCGGTCCTGCAAGAGTGTTGGCAGTAACTAATAGCTCGTCTGTCTCGTCCATCACGATCAACGTGAATACAACTGGATATACGGCCTTTATTTACCCAACAACTGCAAACTACGCATCTAACGCTTCACCGCCTATTTGCGTACCAGCAGGCTCTGGGCTCGTTCCTTTGAACGGTAGTGCAACTGTTCCTCAATCGCCTCCAGGCACAAACCTGGTAGATGCGTTCGATAATCGCAGGCAGTACTACATGAATATTGGAACGTCTGCTTGTGGAGTAGCATCAGCTACTATGCAGTGGATGGCATTCAAAGCCGATTACAGTAGCATGTCTAACGCTTGACATGAAAGTTAACCATTAGGCATATTTACCCCTGTGTAAAAAGCAGGGGTTTTATGAAAAAATGCACGAGATGCGAAGTTGAAAAAGAGCTAACAGAATTTTGGCAAAGAAAAGATAGGGGAACTGGATATCATACAATTTGCAAACAATGCATGAATTCTGACAGAAAGAACAGGAATGCTCATAAACTCGAGGAAATATATGCAAAACAAAGAGAGGGATATCAGAAGCACCGTCAAAAGCGTCTTAAATGGATGCATGATTATTGGGAAAACCTATCAGATGAAAAAAAAGATGAGATAAGAGAAAAAAAGAGAATTTCCTTTCAAAATTCCCAGGAACAAAAAAGGAAAAAAGCTGAATATCTAAAGAATGTATACGATCAGCAAAAATACAAAGCCAACATGCAAGTTTCTGATGCAATCAGAAGAGGAAAACTCGTTAAGCCGACTCATTGCCAGGTTTGTAATACAGAAGACTTGCTCGATGGCCACCACTCAGATTATTCCAAACCCCTTCAAGTATTGTGGGTTTGCAGAAAATGCCACGTTGCAATACATAAATCCCTAAAGGAGGGAACAAATGCAAATTATCGAGATTAACAAGAAAAAATTCGCTCCAGCAACACCACACCAAAAAGCTGAAGTGGAAGAAAAGATTAAAAAGATGCGTAAAGAAGGTGAAAAACTAGTCAAAGGCATGTTTGAGTTCGTGGATGCTCAAGGTGGCTGGCTAGACTTCTCATTCCGCTACTTCCCAGGAGATCCCATCCAAACCATTAAGATCATTCATGGTGAGATTTGTGAGATACCAACCATTCTCATGAAGCATCTTAACAACGTTTACAAAAAGATCCGTACAATGCCTGACAATTTAGACGCTGGCAAGAAAGGGGTTGTTACAAAGATTTCTCGTACTCGCTTTACTCCAATGGATGCAATGTGAGCACCAGCACATATTATCCTGCATATAGCATAATTTCAGGGATCACATTGGGAGTCCAGACGGTCACTACGTTTACGGCTCCCCATGACTTTACGGTTGGTGAAATTATTTCTTTTAGGGTGTCCTCCCAATATGGTACCGTAGAACTAAATAATCGACAGGCAAACGTGCAATCAATCACGTCCACTACAATCAGGGTGAACATTGACAGCAGGAATTTTACTCCTTTTATTTCTAACCCTAGTGATCCTCAAACTTTGGCTATGGTCGTTCCATCCGCCTCAGGAGTGATTGCAGGGGCTATTCCTCCGCAGACGAACCTGTTTGACTCTTTTGACAACATACCACCGAGTTGATCATGGCATATGGAACCCTTAATGCAATTGTAGGAAAATTCCGAAGACTTACTGGGGAGAATCTCCAGACCACAGCCACTTCCGGGGATGTGAATTCTGTAGGTATCTACGACTACATAAATTCTTTCTACAATTACGACTTCCCAGCAACTTTTCGATCACTAAAGCTCAAAGATACCTACACCTTTAACACAATTATGGGGCAGGATGTCTATCCTTTTAACTCAGAGATCGCCACCACCGTTGAAATGCCATGCTATTGTGCTAAAAGAGAGATCCAGCTCTTCAATGAACCATGGTCTTTCTACGGAGTTAACTACAACTGGCAGTCATTCGTTAATTTTTCCTCTGGGAACGGAACAACAGGCCCATACAGCGGCACAATCACTGGACTTCCGTTCATTAAGAGCGTCAATAACCAGCCTTATGCCTCTGTAGTCTCCAATCCATACACTCCCTCTGGGACCAACTATGGCACTCCTAACATTCCTGGGGTCTCTCAAGGAGCTCCAGCCTTCGCAGCTAGTCGGGTGCAGAACATTCTTATTACCGCAAACACGGCAACGGGCACCTGTAACGTAACCGATGATGGGAATGGAAACCTGATTGGCGATTTAAGCACTTCTCAGCCCCAAGGAACGATTAACTATCAGACTGGGGTGATATCAGGCCTTTACTTCAATCAGGCGATTCCTCAGGGGAATGCGATCCAAATTCAGTACAATCCAGTGCCAGAGTCTATTCCTCTCTCGATCATGTTCTACCAGAACCAATTCACTCTCCGTCCTGTGCCAGATCAAGGGTACACGATGGAAGTAACAGTCTATCGTCAGCCGACCCAAGCATTAGCTCAGACAGCCGCTGGAGCGGGCACTCCAGAATTGACAGAGTGGTGGGAATGTATTGCTGTAGGTGCTGCTAAAAAAAGATTCGAAGATCGTCTAGATATGGATGGGGTCGCCATCATGGATAAGATGCTGAAAGAGCGGTATGACGTCTGCTACACGCGCACGTATGCTCAACTTGGCTCACAACGGGTCTCTACCATCTTTGCCGATCAGTTGGATGGTTCATATGGAAACAATAACGGATGGGGATTTTCGTCCGGCTCAATGTAGGTAAAATATGTCAACGTACACTCCAAACGTTCCAGTCTCAGGGCAATCTCTAGGAAACTCTAGGCCGCTCATAAATAGCAACTTCATGGCCATTCAATCTACGTTCGATGAGAACCATGTGGATTTCAATGATATGAATGCCGGAGCTCACACCCACGTTGATATGTTGGCTCAATCTGCCGACCCAAATCCAGCGACAGGGCTGATTTCTCACTATAGCAAGGCAGTGTCGGGGATTACTCAATGGTTTATGCAGAGGGAAAACACTGGTGTAGTGATTCAGATGTCCTCTGGAAACCCTCAACAAGGCGCTAGCTCCAGCTTTGGTCAGACTTTCTTGCCAGGAGCTTTCCAGCTTAGATGGGGCCATGAAACGTTCTCGGCTACGTCAACAACTGTTACCTATACCGCCGGATCTCGCGGGCTTTCCAACTTCCCAAACAACACTATTGCTGTTTTTGTGACAGCTAACGGGGATGATACCAATCAATCAGCAGTTACTCAGACGTTTTCTTCTACTGGGTTTTTAATCAACACTAGCAAGTCTAATCTGGAAGTCTGCTGGTTAGCCATAGGGTATTGATGAATGCTCTGACTCCTTTCTTCATAACAGGCTACGACAAAGGCTTAACTAGAAACAAAAAGCCCTTTCTTCTAGCCGATCAAGCGTGGGAAACTCTTTACAACGGCTATGTTTGGCGCGATAGAGAACTGAAAAGGGAAGGTAACCAATTCCTAGGGAGACTTCAGAGAAATTTTGTTACTGAGAGTTTCTTCGTAAGTGCCGTAACTCCATGGACGTTTAATCTTAAAGTAGTGACTGGGTTTATCTCTGCTGCGACAAAAGCAAATCCAGGGCATATCACAACTCCATATCCTCACAACCTAACCACGGGGGACATGGTTGTGATCTCTGGAGTGGTGGGCATGACTCAACTCAATGGCAATACCTATACAATTACGGTGGTAAGTGCCTCCGTATTCAGCATTGGAACGGACACTTCTGGATACACGACGTATATATCAGGGGGAACATGGATATCCAATAGAAGCCTGAGCGCGACTGAACCAAATGCCCAAATAGTTCCTGGATCTTTTGTGCTTGCGACTGGGGGTGTAACTTTTACCGACAATGGTGACGGAACCATTACTTCGGGGACCCCTTTAGTAAACTTCGGAAATATCAATTACAATACCGGGTCGGTTACTCTAACAACTAACGTATCGGGAAGTACAGCTACCATTATTTCCTACAGCTACTATCCAGGCCTTCCTGGAATGGGCATCTGGCAAAAGGAAACCTCCACCATCACTTCAGAAAACACTATCTGGTGGGATACAAAATATGCCTACATTTTCTCTAATGGTGAATTCCAGGAATTTATCCCTGGGACTGCCTGGAATGGTAATGACTCTGACTTCTTTTGGGCCTACAACTATCAAGCTTCCTCAGGTAGCAGCATCCTCTTTGTGACCAACGATAATAACGGACAGAACAGCGAGTCAGCTGCTGATCCTATGTACTACACTGACGGGGCCACCTGGACAACTTTTCAGCCCCTGATTACTACTACTTCTACGATGTTCCAAGCCCTTATTCTGATTCCTTATTGGGGAAGGCTCATTGCTCTAAATACTTGGGAGGGGTCTACATCTAGTGGAGCTGCTGATTCCACCAATTTCTTCAACCGATGCAGGTTTTCTGCCGCAAATGCCTCTCCGGTTGCTTCCACATCCTGGAGAACTGATATCTTTGGGCAGGGAGGATCTCTAGATGCTCCCGTGGATGAAGAGATCACTGGGTGTACATTCGTCAAGAACACCCTCATCGTAGACTTTGAGTACTCTACCTGGCAGCTGCGCTATGTCGGTGAATATGGTCTTCCATTCATTTGGGAACGGGTCTCGGCAGACTATGGCTCAGGAAGCACGTTTTCTGGCGTTCTTTTCGACAATCAGCGTCTAAACGTAGGAGATGTTGCCATTACTGCTGGAAACGCTGTAGGAGTGGACAGAATCGATTTGGACATCCCGGACCAGGTCTTTTCATTCCAGAACGAAGAGATCAACAACGGAGCCAAGCGGGTCTGGGGTGTTCGAGATTATGTCAAGGAACTCGTCTACTGGTGCTATCCAGACTCTGTCGATCAGGTAGTTGCTGGAACGGCCATTACCTATCCAAACAAAGTCCTGCTCTACAATTATCGCAACAATTCGTGGGCAATCTTCCGAGATAGCGTTACAGCCTTCGGAACTTTTCAGATTCAAACCGCTGGAGAAACTGGGGGCGCTGTTAACTGGAACTCTCAAATAGTCACATGGGATGACGAAGAAGTCACCTGGTCTACGCCCTTGCCGACGCAAGTGCAAGGAACTCCTGTAATCTGCAAATTAAATCAGCAAGGATATGCTCATCTCTTCGCTGCGCAGACTATAGACGACCCATCTCTGGCTATCACAGGAGTGTCTTCAAGCGGAGGAATTCTTCAGCTGACCATTCCGAATCACAATCTTAACCAGCTGGAAACCATCTATCTCACTGGGCTCCTGTTCATTTCTAGCTCGACGTTCCTTCCGGTAACCACAAGTCTTAACAATGTCATTTTCCAGGTATTTAAAGTAGTTGACGCTAACACTATCCAACTTGCCTTTTGGGACACTTCTCTAGATATTCCGGTTTATGTGGTAGTGGGGACCAATACTGGGAATTACCCATTCACTCCAGTACTCGCGTCTTCAACCTATGTTGGTGGGGGAGAGGTGACTTTGTTCCCTAAAATGGATCTAATTTCCAAGGACATCAATCTCTTCCAGAGAAAAGGTTTGAATACAAAGTTGTCTCGTATCGACTTTCTTCTAGAGCCGCAGCAATTATCCACTTCAGTAACTGTTAACCTGATTCTGAACGCCAATCCAGTGTATACAGCCAACATCCTCATTCAATCACCAGACATGAGCATCACCAACAATACAGACCTCAATCAAACTGGCGGTGAGTATCAGTGGTTCTCATTTTTTCAGACTTTAGCAGCTCAATATTTCAGAATAGAACTCACTTTCGATGACAATCTGATGAACACTCTATCCACACACCAGAGCCAGTTTACTCTCTATGCAATCAACGCTTGGTGCAGGCCGGGCGGGCGACTTATCCAGTAGAAATTAATTTATCTCTGGGTTACAAGTGAAATTCAATGAGTATTTCTGCCGATCCAGCTCTTCAGATTAACCAACTCCCTGTCTCTCTTGAGATGCCAGAGGACTTTGACCAGTTTAGGCAGATCACCTCTTTGCTTTTCAAACGAGTAATCGACGCAGTAAACAAGAAGGAAGGCTCTCTCTACTATCCTCAAGAGTTTGGCAACTTTCAGTCTTACTTTACTCCAGGATCTCCTTACATTTTTAGGAATGTCTATCGAATGGTGGTGAACTTCGGGGCTCTTCCTAATAACACCACTAAATCAGTGGCTCATGGGATTGCAGGGATTCATCCAGTAAGTGGAGCTTCGACCTTTTCTTTTACTCATATTTACGCGACATCAAGCAATCAAACCAATGGTTCAGAAGCTTTTATCCCTATTCCTTACATAGATACGGGGGCTGTCTTTGGCAGCAACGTTGGTATTTATGTTGATGCAACCAACGTCAACATCACCACCACGGCGGATATGAGTGCGTTTACGATAACGTATGTGGTACTCGAGTACCTCAAGAGCTAGTACTATTCCTTTGGTTTTTTAGGTTTGTCTAGCTTCATCCAATGAGTCCAATTCCCTGGAATGGACTTATAGAATCCCATTCCATTGCTAAACCCATACTTCTTATAGAAAGAAAGGCAAAGCATTCTCGGCATAATCCCATCTCTCCTTCTGTAAACCCAGTATTCTCCATTTTCGCATGGCATTTCGTCTGAAAATTTTTTCCATTCCAAGGGACACCTAAAATTTTGTTTTGTATTTTTCTAATGTTGTGTTAGGATGCGAATATGCTAACCTAACAAGGAGGTTTTATGAAAGAGGAAACTCGAAAAGCAAGAGCAGCAGCAGGGAAAATATCTGCCGCAAACATGACAAGTGACGAAAGAAAAGAACGCGCCGCTAAAGCTTCTCAGGTTCGTTGGAAAAAAGCCAAAGGAGACCTATGGGATTCCCCACTTCCCGAAGCAAAATATAAAGGAATTGGGAATTTTGGTGGTAATGAAGTCGAGTGTTATGTGCTAAGCAATGGGGAACGAGTGATTAGCTATAGACAGTGTGTAAATTTGATTGCTGGAAAGGAAACAAGCAAGCTGGGGAATTATCTTAGCATGTTGCCCGACGTGGGCCAAAAACAGGGGTTTTCTACATCTAAGTCATTGGAGATCAATCATGATGTCGCGGGCAAAACAGTTGATTTTATTATCCCAGGGAATCCTACTCCAGCGAAAGGCTTGCGAGCCGAAACATTCGCAGATATTTGCAGCGCATTTGTGGAAGCGGCTTATCTAGAAAAATTGACTACAGAAAGACAAAAGCAAATCGCTCTCCGGTGTGCGTTTCTTCAGTCTGGTTTTATGAAAATTGGCATTGTGGCTTTTGTAGACGAAGTAACGGGGTATCAAGAAACAAGAGCCAGGGATGATTTGCAGATAAAAATCAATGCCTATATCGCAGACTACACTAGAGAATGGCAAAAGACTTTTCCCGATGAATATTATAAGGAGTTGGCTAGGCTAAGTGGCGTCGAGGACTGGAAGAAAAAGCAGCCGCACTATGCTCAGGTTACAAGAAAAGTATATCGAATGGTTGATCCAGATGTTGCTCAAAAATTAATCGACTTAGATGTTAATCCAAAAGTTCATCAACATCAGCACTTGAATCAAAAGATCGGTCTTCCAGAACTTCATAAGAGGATAAATCAGGTAATAGGATTGGCCCGCGGGTGCTGTACGATTCAAGAGTTCAATGGGAAAATGAAACTATTTGAGCCAGGAGGAACTTATCAGATGACATTCCCTTTTGACCGAAGAGTTTGATTTTTTCCAAATTGACAAAACAATTTCTCTTATCAAAGATCGAGTAAGATATACAGAGGTATTATGCCATCACAATGGGGAGGAGCTGCTACGGGGGCTCTAGGCGGAGCTACTACAGGCGGAAGTATAGGATCTCTTTTTGGGCCTATTGGAACAGGGATAGGGGCTGGTTTAGGAGCGTTAGGTGGAGGGATTGCTGGATTCTTCGGAACTCAAAAAGACAAAATAAAAAAAATCCCTACTAAAACTCCAGAACAGCAGCGTGGTCTTTCTCAGATCTTTGATAACCTAAATAAGTTAGGTGGGCCGGAAGGTTCTTATGGTCGTGCTCAAAACTACCTCAGCTCCATCCTGCAAGGAGGCCAGCAAGGATACGATCAATTCTCTCAACCCTATCTCCAACAATTCGAACAACAGGTTATTCCTCACATTGCAGAAAGATTCGCTGGCTTAGGTGGTGGTATGGGTGGGGGAGTTGGATCTTCTTCTGGATTTGGACAAGCATTGGGTGGCGCAGGAGCTGACTTTTCAGCACAGCTCGCTCAGCTTTACTCAGGTCGCCAAGAAAATGCCGCTACTCAGGCTCTGGGAAATTACGGGAACCTTGCTCAGATAGGTCTCGGTCAATCTCCTTTCGAGAATTTATATCAGCAAGGTTCTTCTCTAGGGGAAGGGATATTTGAAGGGTCTAAAGATTTGATTCCGGTTCTCATGAAGTATCTGCTTAATAAGAAAGGAAACCAAACAGGCGTTACTGCCGGCCCTTATGGAGGAGGAGATACTTACGATCCTTATTCTGGGATGCAAGGTGGAGAACTCCTCGGATGAAAAAGAAATCAGTTAAGATCAAAAAACCTATAAAAGTTATCAATGTCGTCCCAAAGATCGTTCGAGAGCAAGACCAAAAGGCTCGCAAACGACAGCAATCTAACGCCACAGCTTTTGGCATAGGAGTTGGATAATGGTATATTTTCTCCCACCCAGACCAAATATAGGTAGAGACATCACTCAAGGGATTTCAAAAGGGCTCTCTTCCGTCCTAGATGAGCGACAACAGCAACAGCAAAATCAACAGTTACAACAAGCTTTAGGAAATATTTCTCAGCAACCTCAAAACTTGAACGACGAACAAAAGTTCTTAAGATTTGCTCAACAAACTCAGGGACATCCTCAGCAAGAAAACTTAATCAAATTCTATCTACAGTCCCTCAAGCAATCAGCAGCAAATGTACCCGAAGCACAACAACAAAATCCTGCTGTAAAAGCGTTGCAAGAAGTTGAGTCATTGATTGGGCAAGAAGGAATTGGGTTTTTAGGGAAACTGAATCCATCTGACAAGGCAAGATTCAATCGGGGAAAGTTCCAGTCTCTCCAGGCAGCTGTTCTACCGCTATTCAAACAGATGTTTCCTCGCGGGATGACGGAGAAAGAGTTTAAGTTCATTCAACAAAATTATATCCCACAGACATCTGACACAGAAGAAACGATCAAAGGTAAGATCGCAGGATTACGACAACTTCTTGGTGATCAATCAGGCCAACCCATGCAAGGTCAGCAACAACCACAACAGCAAGTTTCAGCTACCCTTAAAGTGTATGATAAAAGTGGTAAGGTTGTTGGAACGATAAGTGCTGAAGAAGCAAATCAGTTACCTCAAGGGTACACAGCGAAATGAGCGCGAACTTTCCTAAATCATTTAAGCCTATAGAAGAAGAGCAACAGCCTAAGTTCCCCGCTTCCTTTAAGCCTGAACAAGGAGCCTACGAGAAATATGTACAGCGCCCAGGCCAGATCGCAGGACAGGCTGCTGTTGCTGGGTTTAAATCGCTTCCAAGAACGGGCTATGACCTACTCAAGACTGTAGTATCCGCAACAGGAGGAGACCTTTCCAAACTTGAACAGGCCGAGCAGAACGCGCCCGAATGGCTAAAATCCTTCGCTAAAAAGGCATTTCCTTCATATGAAGAAGTGCGAGATCAACAGAAAGAAAAAGGCAAACAATATGGCTCTGAGAAGCCATTAGCTCAGCCTGAAGGTGCTGTGGAGAAAGGAATTGAGAA